CATAGGAGATATAGATGGCATTAGTCATTAATGACCGTGTAAAAGAAACCACGACTACCACAGGTACGGGTGCTGTTTCTTTAGGTGGTGCTGTAACTGGTTTTGAAACCTTTGCGGCTGGTATTGGTAATTCTAATACAGTTTATTATTGTATTGCACACCAAGACCAAGCAGAGTTTGAAGTTGGTTTAGGAACACTTGACGGAGACAGTTCTGATTTAACAAGAACAACAGTTATATCTAGCTCTAACAGTGATAGCGCTGTTGACTTTAGTGCTGGTACAAAAGATGTATTTTGTACAATACCAGCTAGTAAGATGGTGTTTGAAGATGGAAGTAATGATGTAACAATAGGTCGTAACTTAACTGTCACTGGTGATTTAACAATTTCTGGTGATGACTTAACTATGGCAACCAATACTAGTGGTGCGGCTCTTATTGGTGATGGTTCAAACTTTAATCCTGTAGTTATATCTGGTGATGTTAGTATAGCTACAAACGGAGCGGCGTCATTAGCGGCGGCACAAACAAATATTACATCAATTTTAGCAACAGACCTAAAGATTGGTGAGGATGATCAAACTAAAATAGATTTTGAAACTGCTGATGAAATACATTTCTATGCGGCAAATGCAGAGCAAGTATTCGTATCAGACGGAGTGTTTGGTCCACAAACAGATAGTGATGTTGACTTAGGAACTAACTCTGTAAGATTTAAAGATGCTTATGTAGATTCAGTTACAGTAACTGGTGATGTAAGTGTAGGTGATGATCTTACTGTTAATGGTGGTGTTGTAGAAGTAAAAAACACAGGCGCACAATCTGTTGTAAGATTTTATTGTGAATCATCAAACGCTCACTATGCACAGATACAAGCACCAGCACACTCTGATTTTTCTGGTAATACGACATTAACTTTACCGGCAACAACAGATACGATTGCGGGTATTGCATCAACACAAACCTTTACAAATAAAACAATTACAAATTCAAACAATACTGTTGGTTTAGCAACACTAGATATTGACGGTGGAACTGATATTGGCGCAAACTTAGCTGATGCAGACTTATTCATAGTTGATGATGGTGCTGGTGGCACTAACAGAAAAATGGCGGCTTCTAGAATAGCAACATATGTTGGTGCTAGTGCAGGGGCTTTTGCTATTGCTAATTTAGATATCGATGGTGGCACTGACATAGGAGCCGCATTAGCTGATGCTGATTTAATAGTAGTAGACGATGGTGCAGGCGGCACGAATAGAAAAGCCGCGCTATCTAGAATGAAAACATACATTGGAGATCCGACGGCTCTTGCGATTGCTCTCGGTTAATATTATAAGGAGGATAAATGGCTAATACTTTTAAACTTGTAACTAAAGCAGGCGTTACTAGTGCTGATGTTATTTATACTGTTGCTGGTTCTACAACTACGGTAGTTCTTGGTATCATGGTAGGTAACACAACCACTGGTCAAATTACTGCTACAGTTAGTTTAGCTTCAGATACCTCTAGCAGAGCAGGTGCGAATGACGAAGCCAATCAAACGGTTGAGTTAGTTACTAATGCACCGATACCTGTTGGCGGAACGTTGGAGCTACTTGCAGGTAACAAAGTGGTAATGGAAGCTACAGATACGTTGTCTTTGACAGCATCTGGATCAGCAGACATTGCTATATCAATGATGGAGATTACATAAGATGGGTTATATAGGAACACCTATAGATACCAGAAACCAATTTCAATCTCTTCAAGGTAAGAGGTTTAATGGTGATGGTAGCACAACTGATTTTACATTAGATGTAGCGCCGGGCAATGTATTAGATATAGAGGTATTTGTTGGTAATGTACGTCAAGACCCTAACTCAGCATATACTGTTTCTGGAACAACACTATCGTTTACTGGTGCACCTCCTAGTGGCACAAACAATATTTATGTTGTTCATCAAGCGAAAAGTGTTGGAACCATAGATGTTCCTACTGGTGGTGTTGCGGCAGGTAGTCTTGCTTCTTCTGTATTAACAGGTCAAACTGACATTGGTGCGGCCATAGCTGACGCTGATCTATTTTTGGTAGATGACGGGGCAGGCGGAACACTTAGAAAAACTGCGGCATCTAGAATAAAAACTTATATTGGTGCAGGAGATAACACTCCGAGTTTTTTAGTAACTATTTCTGGTAGTCAATCTATATCATCGGGAAGTGCAACAAAAATACAATGGAATAGTGAAGTTTATGATACTGATGGCACTTTCGATTCATCAACTAATTATAGATTTACTCCCGGTGTAACAGGTAAATATGTTTTAGCGGCAGGAACAAGAGCATCCAGTTTTGAAACAAGTGAAAAAATGCAATTATTTTTTTACAAAAATGGGTCTGGTGTAAGTTATCAAACAGAATCGAGAAATTTTTCTACTAGCAGTGGTGGTGAAACCATAACCATTGATGCACAAATACTTGTGGAGTCAGATGCAGATGACTACTTCGAAGTTTATCTTTTACATACTGAAGGAGGCTCAAGAGATATTGGGTCTGCTAGTTATTTTTATGGATATAAATTAATAACATGATAACAATTTTAAAAGGAGGTCTACATGGCAAGTCTATCAACTAAAGTAAAACTTTACTGTGAAGCGAATAGCAAAACGGCTAATTTTCGTGAAGGCGGTAATGTAACTCTACAGAATGATTCGGATGGAAAAGGCGATTATATAGCGAGCTGGAGTGTCGATGGTTTAACAAAACCAACGGACTCACAATTAGCTAGTTATGATACTGCTGGTAATACTGAAGAAAAAAATAATACTGTAAGAGCTACAAGAAAAGCGGCTTATGGTGATATTGGCGATCAGTTAGACGAGATATACAAGGATATTGATGCTTGGAAAACTCGTATTAAAGCGGTCAAAGATGCAAATCCAAAGGAATAGTAAATGAGTAAAACACAAATAGTAACAGGTGGTATTGCTGATGATGCAGTATCCGAAGAGCATTTAGATGCCACTGCTATAACAGGTTCAACAGAATTAGCGGCAACGCCTGCTGATACTGATGAAATACTTATATCTGATGCAGGAACATTAAAGCGAATTGATTTTAGCCACATTAAATCAAGTAATACACCCTACTTTCACGTTTATAAAAGTGCAGACCAGACTATCTCTAATGGTAGTTTTACGACAGTTACTTTTGACACAGAGCAATATGACAGTGGAAGTGCTTTTGCTTCTAATACTTTTACTGCACCATCTGCAGGTTATTATTTTATATATTCTCAATTAACTTGGAGTGGTAGCACAAATTCAAATTATTCATTAAATAGACTAATGAAAAATGGAAGTCCAGTGAACTGGTGTGCATTTTTTCAGACTGAAAATAGTAGTGGTTTTGGCGGTAGAGTGCTTAATTTATCTGCAAGTGATACTGTTCTTGTTCAATGTTATCAAGACTCTGGTGGAAATTTAGATTTAAGGGGTGGTAGTGAAGATGAGTGTCAATTTGGAGGATACAAGTTAGCAACATGATAATAGTTTTAAAAGGAGTAATAAATGGCACTAAGTAAAGTAGGATTGTTAGATGTAACAGCGATAACAGGTGAAACAGCGTTAGCAGAAACTCCTGCTGATACTGACGAGGTACTTATAAATGATGGCGGAACAATAAAAAGAATAGATTTTTCTTTTTTAAAATCTGTTAATACCCCATCTTTTTATGCGTATTTAGCTAGTGATCAAACTATAGCTTCAGATACATGGACAAAGATGTTGATAGCAACTGAAGCATGGGACACTGATTCTGCTTTTGCATCAAATAAATTTACTATTCCTACTGGCGAAAGCGGTAAATATTGTGTAGGATATTCTGTGGGTTCAAAAGAAGTTTTAGATAATACTGAAAGATTATTTGCTAAACTTTATAAAAATGGAAGTGCGGTTCAAGAAACTTTCTCTCAAGATAGATCACCCGAAGACAACGTTGATTTATTCATTAATTTTACTGGAACTTTAGATTTATCTGCTGGTGATTATTTAGAGCTATACGCTCGTCATGATGATGCTAACAACCAAGATATGGATGCACAAGTTACAAGATTTTGGGCATTTAAATTAGTAGGAGTATAATATGGCATACATAGGGAAATCAATAGAGAGTGGCACGTTTGCTGTATTAGATACATCTGGCAATACTTACAATGGCTCTAACACTACATTTAGTTTAGGCACACAAGTTGGTTCTCCTGCACAATTACTTGTCTCACATGACGGGGTAATTCAAAAAGCAGGAACAGATTATAGTTTAGCGAGTGGTGGCACACAGATCACTTTCTCTACAGCTCCTGCATCTGGTGCAAGTATCTTCATCGTGGAGATATCTGGTGCAGTTGGTGGTCCATTAGACTCAGACTTAAATGGCAATGAATTAATTTTAGATGCTGATGGTGACACAAGCATTACAGCAGACACAGATGATCAAATAGATATTAAAGTTGCGGGTGCAGATGATTTTCAAATTGTAGCAAACAATTTTAAAGTTTTATCTGGCTCTACTTTAACAATCGAATCTGGTGGAACTATAACAAACAGTGGCACTGCCTCTGGTTTTGCAGGCATAGCTTGGCAATCAGTTGTAACAGGCGCTACAACAATGGTAGCAGGAAGAGGATATTTTGTTAACACAACATCTGCCGCAATCACCATGACTCTACCCTCTAGTGCATCAATAGGCGATACTGTTGCTATAATTGATTATGCAGGGACTGCTGATACTAATAATATTACAGTGGGAAGAAACTCACACAAGATACAGGGAGATGCCTCAGACTTAACAGTTTCAACTGAGAGAGCCGCATTTAGATTAGTATATGTTGATTCTACTCAAGGTTGGTTATTAGACCATAAGTAATGTCTACATATAACGCAATAAAGTATAATGTAGATTACGGGGGTTTTGCGGGTAGCTTAATTCCTATATCAACATTTACTTCTGATGGTTCTGACGCAAATGCTACTTTC